CGCCGATGATGGCTCTCGCCGCGTTGACATCCGCCTGGCCGGGTGCGCCGCCCAGCGGCGGGAGGGTGACCACCTGCCGCCCGGCGGTCGCGGATGTGACCAACTGGTCGCCGGCGGTGATCGCGCCGTCAGCGATGGACTCATGGATGTAGCCGCGTGAGAACACGGTCACCCGGCCGCCGGTCACGGTGTCGTCGGCGGCGCAGCCGATGTAGTTCATCGACCGGAGCGTCTGGCACTTCCGCACCGTCCCCGACCCGGCGATCTCCAGCACATCGCCGCCGCTGATCGCCCCGGAGGCGGTCAGCGTGACGACCTTGGAGGGGCCGTAGACGGCCGTATAGTCGGGCATCCTCGCCTCCTCTCGCTAGCTCGCGCCGGGCAGGGCTATTTGGCGGGCTCGCGGGAGTAGGACTGCGGGAACAGGCGGGCGAACGCCGGGTCCCAGTCCTCGTCGGTCTCCGGGCCGCCGAGCGAGCCGATGTCGCCTACTGGGACGACGCCTGGCGTCAGCCCGGCGAGCACCTTCGCGGTCCCCTCCGGGTTCGCATCCCAGACGCCCCGCCAGTGATCCATCCGCGAGGCGGAGAACTTGCCGGCCCGGACGGCGGCGGCGAGCGCCTCCTCCCGGTCGGAGGCGAGCATCCGCGTGTGCGCCTTGACGCCCTGCTGCACCTGCGCGGCCAGCTGGTCATACTCGGCCTGGTCGAGGACGACCACGCCCGGCGGCATCCCCTTGGCCGCAGCCTTGCCCGCCTCGGCCGCTGCCGCGACGAGTTCGATCAGCCGCTCCGGGGTCAGTTCCGGGTCGTCGTCCTTCAGACCCAGGCTTGCCCGCAGCGCGGTCATCTGCTCTGCCGACAGATCCATGTCAGCGTCTCCTCTACCTGTTGGCCCCGCACCGCTTGCGGAGTGTGGATGGCCGTCCCCGGCCGGGTTATGGTTGTTGTCGCCGTCGTGGCCGTGCGCATGGCTGTGCGTCGCATCGCCGCCCTGCGCCCCATAGGCGGAGTGCGGGTGGGTGTGCGAGTCGGTGGTCATCGGGCCGTGGCCCTCGACCGCTCCCTGATTGGCCGGCTCGGCCTGGCCGCCGCCGTCGTTGCCGCCGGGATTGCCACTCGGGCTCGTCGTATTCGATGGCGTCCCCTGCGCGGCAGCGGCGAGGCGGGCGGCTACCTCATCGGCGTCGGTGTCGTCCGGGTCGAACACGCCCAGCTTGTCCATCAACTGGTCCACGATGGCCTCAGCGGCGGTCACCAGATCCATGACCTGCGCCGCGTCCGCTGGGAGCGTCTCGGAGTCGGTCTGCTCCGCCAGCGCGGACGCCTGATCCAGCACGGCGTCGAGGGAGGCGAGCAGGTCATCGACATCCTCGTCGGCGTCGCCGGCGGCGGCCCGCACCGCCCGGTAGAAGGCCAGGGAGTCCGCCGCGCTCGCCGCCGGCCCGGAGTAGTCCGGGGGAGTCTTGCCATCCGCCCGCAGGTGCGCCGCCAGATGGTTGTACGCCGTTTTCAGCGCCGCCCCGCCTACCCCCTTGACGCCGCCCCGGCCGCCGTTGATCGCGCCGATGGCCGCCGAGCAGGCCGTGTCGTTCGCCGCGCCCACAACCCCGCTCGTGGAGCACTCGTGGTGGGGCAGCTTGGAGTCGGATTTGGTCGCGCCGGGGAGGGCGAACATCGCCTTCAGCTTCGACGCCGGCGGGTTGTCGCCCAGGTTCTTGACCGCCGCCCCGCCGTCCCAGCCGGCGGCTGCGGCGATGCCATGCCGCGAGTCGGCCCTGGATGCGAAGACGAGCACCATGCCGCTGCGCCTGGACGCGGCCACGTCCAGGTATTCGACCTGGACTTTCACCGGGTCGGAGAACGAGATGGAGCCGCCCTTGCCGATGGTGAACGGCACCCGGTACAGCGTGTCGCTGGCCTCATCGCAGACGATCAACTGGGAGGGGTCCATCTGCATCTCAGTGATCCAGTACGACAGCGGCACGCCATCTGACGCGTAGTAGGCGCGGCGCACATCCTCGGTGGTGACGCCTGCGGCCTTCGGATCGGGCATGGGAGTGCCTCCTGCGGCGAGAGTGAGTTGCCAGGGATCTCCGCTGCCCGGCCGGCCCTGCGGAGCGGCCAGCCGGCCCATCATCGCGTCCACCTCATACAGGGCCGCTATGCCGTCGAGCCCGGAGAGGACACCGACGCCCGGCGGGGTCACGCCCAGCAGTGCCAGGGCCGTGATCACAAACGGATGGGTGTGGCCGATGGAGCACTTGAGGTTGTACTGGCCCTCGACGGACCGCTGCGGATAGGCGGACGGGGCGATCTCCGCGAGCCAGCCGGGCATCCCCGCCAGGTCGCCCCGGATCTTCGACCCGCCGGCGGCGAGGGCCATGTTCGTGACCTGGCCGAGCGCCGGCTCCCCATCGAACCGCTCATCGGTGTGGCCGATCTTGATGATCGGGTTGCCGACCGCCGGGCAGGCAGCCGCCTCGATGGCCGCCTCCAGGTCGGCGGTCGTGAATGTCGCCGGGCCGGTGGAAAGCTGCCAGGTGCCAGCCGCGACGATATCGACGCCGGGGAGAGTCGCGAGATCAGCCAAGGTTCGGCTCGCCTCCCCAGATCGCGATGACCGTCCCACGGCAGCGCATCCCGCCCTCGCAGTACAGGTAGCCGCCATTCGGGTAGGCGTCGCCTGCCGCCTGGACGGAGTCGAATGTCGTCCCGTCGATGTCGGAGCAGGGCGTGCACTCGTTCTGGTCGTTGATCTCGCTCGCCACATACATAGCTGTGCCGGCGGCCTCCGGGGCTGCGTCGAGGAAACTCATCCGCCCGGCGTTCTGCGCTGCTGTCAGCGCCGCGCCTAGCTGATCCCACAGCGTCCGGTCGGACAGGCCGGCGAGGAACTGGTCGGTGGCTGAGCCGGCGCGGCTCGCATCCGCCGGGCCGGCTGCGGTGACCATCTGCAACGCGTGGGTGCCCGCCTGCGTCGCCTGCCATGCGCCGATCAGCCCCGTCCGCGCCTGCGCGATCCGGGTCAGCTTCGCCTGCGGGAACTTCACCCGGTCTGGCGGGACGGTCACGCCCTGGCCCTGCGCCTCGCGGCTGATCGCCGTGATAGCCGCCTGGCACGCCGGGCCGAGCGCCTGGGCGACGACATCCTGGCCCAGGTCGGTGACTTTCAGCGCGCCCAGCTTCCCCGTCTGCCCCTTGCTGATCGCGGCGATGATCTGATCGACGAGGCTGTGCCGCTGGGAGGCGAGGACCGGCCTATAGGCGGCGACGAGCGATGCCAGCGCATCGACCCATGCCCGCTGATGGCCGGCGGCGTCGAACCCGGCGGCTATCTCCCATTTGTTCGGCTGCCTGCGCGGGAGGGGGGAGAGCAGCGCGGGAGCGGCGGCGGCGGCACGCCTGGGGGCACCTGGCCTCCGCCGCGCCCGCGTGCCGCCCCTCCCCGCAGCCGTGCTCTGCGGCAGGGGAGCAGTCTCAGGCAGCCCGCTGATCTCCGGTTCGCCGGGGATCGTCTCAACCGGGCCGGCGGGCTCGCCGGGGGCGGGGATGCCACGGCTGGTCGGCTCCCAGGCGATCTCCCGGTCTGGCAGCCGCCACCGCTCCCTGATCCAGCCGTCCAGCGCCGGGTCGGGGGACAGCGCACCGAACTGGGTCAGCTTGGCCAGCGACTCGGCGGTCGCCTCATAGTTCTCCCCGACATCCGCGCACATGATCTTCGGGACCGGCTCGTCCTCACCCCAGTTCTGCAACACCAGGTCGGCGGCGACGCCCGGCATCCCCTCCTGCCCGGTCGTCGCCGTATCCGCCAGATCATCCGCGACGGACTGCAAGGCGAGGAGAAACAGATCCATGAACGTCTCGCCCAGCGCCCGCGACCCGTTGTCGGTATGCCCTAGCTCGACGAGCCCCGCCAGCGCCATCTTCGCCATCGCCTGGTCGATCCATTTGAGGAACGCCAGCCCATCGGGGACGGACCCCTGCATCCCCCGGAGATTGAACTGGAACCCGGCGGGGAGGCCGATGCCGCTCTGATCCCCAGCCCGGTAGGCGCTCGCGAGGTCGCTGGCGGACTGCACCTGCAACTGGGAGGCTCCGGGCGGCGCGGTGACCTCCGGGACACCCATCCCGAACCGGCGGATCGCGGAGGCGTGAACGCGCATCGTCTCATGCTTCAGCAGCCAGAGGCCGAAGCAGGCGCGGAGCAGGCTGATCCCCGCCCAGTTGGACCCCTCCCGGTCATGCACATACCAGATCAGCCGGTTCGCGGGGATCGGCTGCTGCTGGGTCGTCTGGACGACCTCCTGGATGAGGCCGTCCTGGCCGAGATGGATCTGCGCCAGCGTCCAGGGCATCCGCTCGCCCAGATGGTCGAGATGGACGCCGCCGGGCTGCGGCTCGTCGATCCGGTAGCGCAGTTCGTAGGGCATGTGGCCGTAGACCAGATGGTTGTACGCGGCCGACGCTATGTGCTTCCGCCAGCGGACCCCCCGGACGCGGGCGGCCTGATCGATGGCATCCTCCTCGGCACCGAGGACGGGGATACCGAGGTCGGTGGCGACGAACTGGGCGACCTCATCGCGGCAGCCGGCGGGATCGACGAGCCAGGCGGCGCGGATGATCGGCAGGATGTACGCCGAGACGATGCCGCGCAACTGGGGGTCGTGGCGCATCCGCCCATAGGTGATCACCGACTGCGGCCAGATCAGGTCGGCGGTGGTTTCCCACCAGTCGGTGAGGAGCCCCTGCCCCCATGTCCCGTAGTAGAGATCGGGCGTGCCGATGTCGCGGGTCGGGGCACCCGATCCAGCAGCCAAGGCACGCGCTCCGCGACGCTCGGAGGATGAGGAGACCTTGGCCAGGGTCATCTCCCTGGCGGCGAGGATAACGCACCAGCGCAGAGCGCGGGCTGGGCAATGGGCCAAGACACGCGAGGAGCACGCTCAGGATCAGCGGGCGCGGCCCGGCTGATCCTGACGGGGGGCAGGACGCCGGGCCGCATTTCCGGGTGCCGGCAGGAGGTGCATCTCCGCGCTGGCCCTGACGACGCTACGCGCCTGAGCGCAGCCGCCGGCGTCCCGGCAGGTGGGACCGCGTGTCGCCTATAGCGGGACGTTCATGATGTCGAGTTCCCCGCCCGCCCTGCTGGAGCCGATCCGGCCCGTAGCCGCATCAGCGGCCTGCCGCAGCGACCGCTCATGGGCGGTCAACGCCTGCGGCCTCGGCTGCTGCTTCGCCGGAACCCAGTCCATCGTCATCACCCTGGCCGCATAGGCGAGGACATCGACCTGATCGTCGTGGGTGCCCGCCTGCGGGAACGCCGCCAGTTCATCACACCACTCATCCAGCCAGACGCCGCCAGGGCAGTTGCCGCAGAGGCAGCCCGACGTTTCCGCCGGGAACCATACCCGGCCGGCGTGGATGCGCCCGGCAGCCGGGACCGCCCGGGTCACCTTGTCCGCGTCGGCCTTCAGCCCGGCGACGGGCACCCCGGCGGCCTGGGCGTCGCGGACGACGGAGGAGGCGATCCACTGATTCTCGACATACAGCGTCGTGAAACGCCAGGTGGTCTCTAGCGACGCGACCATGCCGAAATGGTCGTGCATCTCGATCCGCTCCCGCTGCCGGTCCATCAGGATCAGATCCCCGGCCGGGGAGACGGCCCAGACAGCGCAGACCGTGTAGTCGGCGGACGTCCTGCTGCTGACCGCCAGGTCCATCGTCGCGAACATCCAGCAGTCGGAGATGGTCACAGCCTGCCCCTCGCACATGATCCGCTCCCGGCCGTCCCGCCACGGCTCCCCCGGCCGCCAGTAGCGGAAGCTCGGCCGGCGGAAGAAGTTGCCCTCCGCCGCTGTCGGCTCCTGCTGGTAGACCCCCGAGAACGTGTACGGCGACATAGTCGCTTGCAGGTTGCGGAAATGGCCGGGCCGGCGGCCCCGGACGGACGCTAGCTCCTCACCCGGCTCCCGGCCGAGGGCGTCTCCTGCGACAGCTATCGCCGGGATTTTGACGGTCTCCCAGCGGAGCGGGCTCGGCCTGGCAGCGATCCGCCCGGCGAGGTCATCCTCATGCCACCTCGTCTGGATAAGCAGAACCTTCGCGCCGGGGGCGAGGCGGGTCAGCGCGACCGACTCCCACCAGTCCCAGGTCGCGTCGCGGATCGTTTTGCTCTCCGCCGCAGCGCGGTCCTTCACCGGGTCGTCGATGATGAGGATGTCAACGGGCCGGCCGGTCAGCGCGCCGCCGATCCCGACGCAGTAGATGCCGCCACCCTGCGGGGTTTCCCAGCGGGCCGCTGCGCGGCTGTCAGCCCTGATGTCGATATGCAGCCGGGAGCAGTCCTCATCGGAGCAGGCGGGGCCGCGCTGGCAGTGGTTGATCGCGACATCGTTTTTGATCTCCCGGCCCCAGCGGGCAGCCAAATCCTGCTCGTAGGAGACGATGGCGATCCGCAGGCCCGGCTGATGGTCGAGGAGCCACTCCGGGAACCGCCGGGAGCACCGCTGGCTCTTGCCCTCCTGCGGTGGCATGAACACGGCGAGGGCATCCCGGTCGGGGTCGGAGACGAGGCGCAGCAGGGCGTCGTCGATGAGGTCGAGAGCCGGCGAGCCGGCGGTGATGATATCCAGCGTCCGGGCGAGATCGCCGGGCATCGGATACCGGCGTTCGCGGACCTCGAACTGCTGGGCGGCGTACTCCTGCCAGGGGACAAACCAGTCACCTGCGACGCTCATGCCGAGCCCAGGCGCAGAAGGCCACGGCGGCGGCGGCGGGCAGGCTGGTGATGATCCCGATGATGGCGCACGCGACCATGCTAGGTCGATGCGGGCCGGGCGTCACCGAACCGGATCGGGCCGCTCCGCAGCACGAGCGTCTCCGGGGAGGCCGTGATCTGGACGAACGCGGTGTACTCGCCGGGGGTGTAGCTCGCGGAGTTGATGAGCGCCGTCACCTCCTTCGCCGCCCCCGGATAGGGGGCCAGCCAGGAGGCGGCAAACCAGTCGCCGCCGCCAGGCTGCGCCTGCGACTGCGGGATGATCGCCATCTTCACCACATAGCCGGTCGGGTCGAGCCCGGCCGGGGTGTCGATGGGGATGCTGACGTACTGGGTTGATCCGACCTCGATCAGCATGTCGCCCTCCTGCCAGGATCGTAGCTAGCCATGCGGGGAGCCGGGCATCGTCCCGCCGTGCGG